GGTGGTTCACTAGAAACTGCTCTATCACTTACAGCAGGAACTTCTTACACAGCAACTATCGGTGCTGGTGGCGCATCACAAGCAACTAATAACGCAGTAGGCGTAAATGGTTCCAACTCTGTATTTTCTACAATTACATCAACAGGTGGCGGTGGTGGTGGTAATGGTGGTGTAAATGGCGGTGCAATAGGTGGCTCAGGCGGTGGAACCTCCGCAGATGCTACAAGTACATTAGGTGGTGCTGGTACAGCAAATCAAGGTTTTGCAGGTGGTGGTGATACATCAGGCGCATCAACAAGTGCTGGTGCAGGTGGTGGTGGTGCAGGTGCAGTAGGAACTAGCAGTTCTAGTTTTGCTACACCGGGCGCAGGTGGTGCTGGTGGAGCAACATCTATTTCAGGTTCTTCTGTGACCTACGCTGGCGGTGGTGGCGGTGGTGGTAACTCAACTACAACTACTGGCGCAGCAGGTGGTACAGGCGGTGGTGGTAAGGGCGGTAATAGATTAGGCACAAACGCAGTTGCTGGCACAACAAATCTTGGCGGTGGCGGTGGCGGTAGCCCTGCAAATAGTGGAACAGCAAGTCCAAGCGGAGCAGGTGGCTCTGGTATCGTCATTGTAAGATATGCAATCTAACGGGAGGACAATATGAAAAGTAATGTAAGCAAAATCAAAGAAGTAAAGGCAACACAATGTTTCAGTTTTGAAGTGACTATGTTGGTTCACATCATCGCTGACAATGAAGCAACTGCCAAGACTCAACTAGATGACAAAGGTGGCATCGTCACAAAGCGTGATGTCAAACTGGTAAATACATCTACACTCTACGGCGAAGATAAGGAATAACAATGGCTCATTATGCAAAAGTAGAAGACGGAATTGTGACACAAGTTATTGTTGCCGATTCTAAAGAATGGTGTCAGGCAAACCTCGGTGGTGAGTGGATACAAACTTCCTACAACACACAAGGTGGAGTGAACAGCCGCGAAGGTGGAACTGCTCTACATAAGAATTATGCTGGTATCGGGTATGAATGGGATGGCGTAGGTTTCTATGCCCCACAGCCATATCCATCTTGGATTAAAGATGCAGATACCTATCTATGGAACGCACCAGTGGCGTATCCAACAGATGGTGAAAGATATTCTTGGAATGAAGAAACCCTTACTTGGGAGTCTTTACCTGTAGAGTAATCCTATGAGATTCCATATCGTAGGTTTACCACACGCTCAAACTACAACTGAATATATGTCCTGTGCCTTTACCCAAAAGGTAAGACTGTTCTCTAAGATGATGTATGAGGCAGGTCATACCGTCTATCTATACGCTGGAGAATATAACGATGCTCCTTGTACGGAGTTAATTACCTGCATAGATGAGAAGATGCGTGAGGAATCATTAAATGGAAAGCACTACACCAGCGCATCCTTCGACACAAACCTGCCACACTGGCAACACTTTACTAAAAATGTTATTGCTGAGATCAGCGCTAGGGCGCAGGAAAAAGATTTCCTTTGCTTTATTGGCGGGACGGCTCATAGGCAAATTGCTCAAGCGTTACCTCAATACATCTCGGTAGAGTTTGGTATTGGCTACGGAGCCACCTTTGCTAAGTACAGAGTCTGGGAGTCTTACTCCTGGATGCACAGTAATTACGCTGGATATAAAGATCCGACACAAGTAGATGGACAATTCTTTGACACTGTTATTCCTGGATACTTTGAGCAAACAGATTTTCCACTATGCCTGGATAAAGAAGATTACTTGCTCTATGTCGGAAGAATCATTCCCCGTAAAGGAATAGATATAGCAGTCCAAGTTGCTAAAGAACTTGGTAAGACTTTGGTAATGGCAGGACCTGGAGATCCACCTAAAGGTGTGGAATATGTTGGAGTAGTCGGCGCACAAAAGAGAGCCGAACTAATGGGCAAAGCGCAGGCTTTGCTGGCACCAACGCTTTATATAGAACCTTTTGGAAACATTGTGCCAGAGGCACACTTCACTGGAACTCCGACAATCACCACTGACTGGGGTGCCTTTGTAGAAACTAATCTACACGGGGTTACAGGATATAGATGTAGAACTTTTGATGAGTTCTGTAAGGCTGTGGATAACGTGTGGACATTAGATCCAACTGTTATACACAATAGGGCTGTACAAAACTACTCACTAGAGGCAATACAACCGCAATACGAAAAATACTTTACAAGGCTATTAACACTCTGGAACAACGGATGGTATGAAAGGTAACAATGGCAACACTATCGGATATGATAGATGAGGTACGATCAAACCTAGCAGGCTACACTCTGCGTCAGGATCGAATTACTTATCTAAACGCTGCTATCACCACCACTGATACCGCTATTCAGGTTGGCTCTTCATCTAACTTAGCAAAGGGTATTATTGAGATTGATGATGAACTCATCTGGATTGACAACTTTGTCAAGACAAACAACACATTAAACGCTGCTCCAGGTTTTGGTCGTGGCTTCCAAAACTCCACACCTGCACCACACGCTCAGTATGCACAGATTACTTTAAGTCCTACCTTCCCTAGAATGATGGTCAAGCAGGCTATCAATGACACTATCAACAGTGTCTATCCTAAACTTTGGGCAGTCTCATCTGCCATCTTTACCTTTAACGCAGCACAAACTACCTATCCGTTGCCTGATGATTTAGAGTCAATCCTTTATATCTCTTGGCAAACCACAGGTTCTAGCCAAGAGTGGCTACCAGTTAACAAATGGCGAGCAGATCCGATGGCTAATATCTCTACCTTTAACAGTACAAATACTGTAAATATCTATGAAAATATCCAGCCAGGACGTACAGTGCAGGTTTACTACACCAGCACACCTACTACTTTAGATTCATCTACTGATGATTTTGCAGATGTTTCAGGATTACCTGAAACCTGTAGAGATGTTATTACTCTAGGCGCAGCCTATAAGTTGCTTTCATATATTGATTCAGGTCGTATCAATCTTACCTCTGCGGAAGCAGATTCTCAAGATAGCAAGATCCCTTCAACTGCTGGTACATCATCATCTCGTTATATCTATGCGGTTTACCAAAATCGTTTGAACGAGGAAGCATTAAAGTTACAAGACAAATACCCAATCCGTCTTCACTATACAAAGTAGGTAAAAATGGCAAGAAAATACTCGACAATCTCTATTGATACCACACTAGCAAGTTCCATAAACTCTACAGCGACTTCTATGACTGTTGCATCTGGTACCGGTATTACCCTGATGGGTGGTGTAACTTTAACAACAGGTGATACTTTTGCTTTGGCCATTGATCCAGAGACATCCAGTGAAGAAATTGTTTATGTAACTGCGGTATCTAGCGATACTCTTACAATATCCAGAGGACAGGCTGGTACTGGTACTGCTGGCGTTTCTGGTATTGCTCACAATACCGGAGCAACTGTTCAACACGTATTTACTGGTAATGATGCTCAGCGCTTTGAAGATGGAGTTAACGCATCTATTACTGAAACTAGCGCTTCTACTCTATCTAACAAAACCCTTACCGCACCTAAATTTGTCAACGGTGGATTTATTGCTGATGCTAACGGTAATGAAGAGATTAAATTTACCACAACAGCCAGTGCAGTAAATGAACTTACTGTAACTAACGCTGCTACTACTGGTACACCAAGTATTGCTGCTACTGGTGGAGATACCAATATCAGCCTTAACCTAGTTCCCAAGGGAACTGGTACTGTACAAGCCAACGCAGTGCCTTTGGCACTTGCTCGTCTAGGACTCAATGCACAAACTGGAACTACCTATACTTTGGTAGCCGCAGATCTAAACAAAGTAGTTACTTTAACTAACGCAAACCCAATTACTTTAACCGTACCTAATGCAATTTTTAGCGCCGGAGATCAAATTCATTTAGCACAACTAGGTGCAGGTCAAGTTACTGTAGCCTCTGATGGAACCTCGGTAATCCAACCTTCAACTACCTTAAAATTAACTGCTCAGTACAGCGCTGCTTCTTTAATTTGCACATCCTCAAACAATTTTCTTTTAGTGGGAAATATAACATCTTAATATGTCTTTACTAACAGGTAATTGCACAACAGAAGATCTTCCTACTTGGGAATATAGATCTGACCCATTAGATGAACAGTTAAAACCAAAGGAGAATAATGGCTGATATTACTGAGGGTGGAGAATATTTTAATATTGCTTTTCCATTATCAAACCCTGCGGCATCTGTTTCATATCAACCTTCTGACTTTGGCTACGATGTAGCAATCAATACTCAACCATTCTTTATGAGTACCAGTGATGAGACTCCTTATCGTAGAGTAACTGCTCAGTATCGAAAGCAACAGTTTGACCAAACGCGAGAAGCGGGTGAGCAGTCGCTCACTGGCTGGTGGTTTAGATCCCAATCCTCGTTCCACTTAGGAGCGGGGATTAAGTATTTTGAGCCTGCTCAAGATGAATCTTTGCGATTTCAGTTTACTGAGTCTAAAGGTTTAGATATATGGACCAAAGGTCAGGCAACTCTTCTTAATGATACAGCAATATTTTATGATGGTGCTGTGGCAGGTCAGTTACTTGGTGTTAATGATGGTACCAATGATTGCATCTACATTACAGATGGTACCGCATTAAAAAAGATTACTTCTGCTGGATCATCTTCGACTATTAGCCAAGCCGGTACTCCTTCAACCATCTATTCACTTACCACTGATGGATCTAACTTTTACTTTATTAACGCTACAAAGGTACACAGAGGCTCCGTAGGAGCATCTCCAGCAGACTCTGAGATCTACAACACTCCTTCTACAACTAGAGCCACTATCCGTTATGTTAAACAACGGTTACTGTTGGCTAAGGAAAATGTTTTATATGAACTTAATGCTAACGCTACGGCTTCTGCTGCATTACCTACTGCTTTATATACCCATCCGAACTCAGCGTGGATCTGGTCTGCTATCGCTGAGGGACCGGCTGCTATCTATGTAGCAGGATATGATCCTAATGGAACCTCAAGTTCCATATTTAAGATTACTTTAGATCCAACTACACCTAACTCACTTGGATTCCCAGAGTTAAATGTACCTACCGTCACTGTTGATTTACCAACAGGTGAGCGGATCAATGGCTTTGATGTTTACCTTGGAACCTATGCAGTCCTTGCTACCAGCAAGGGAGTACGGGTTGGTGTTGTATCAGCAGATGGAGATATCTCCTACGGTCCATTACTTTACAGCGATGCTGCCTGTAATGACGTATCTTTTGCTGATCGCTTTGCCTATGTAACTACCACAGTAGATGGCGAAGCAGGGTTGCTTCGCATAGACTTATCCACAGTTATCGGTAACGCAATACTATTTCCTTATGCTTGGGATTTAATTGCCTCCGGTATTAGTGCTACTGCTAATCAGATTGCTTTCTTTGGCAACTCAGATCGTATAGCATTTACTACAGGTAATGATGTTTGGGCTGAATCAACTACATCATTAGTGGCTAGTGGTTATCTACAAACTGGTTACATCAGATATAACACATTAGAAAATAAGATATTCAAGTTGCTGTTACCAAAGATTGATACCGCAAACGGTGCTTTCCAGATCAACTCAATAGATAGTTTTGGAATAGAATACAATATTGGAACCTTTGCACAAGGTACTGGCGTAGAAGAGATTGGTATTCCATACCCTGCCGGTGCTCAACAGTATTTAGCATTTAAGTTTACAGTAAACAGATCGAGTACCAATGCTTTATTAGGACCTTTGTTTACTGGCTACCAACTTAAATCATTACCTGGCATACCACGCCAGCGTTTAATTCAATATCCTTTAGCCTGCTATGACCACGAATCAGATGCCTTTGGTAATGAAGTTGGTTATGACGGACGAGCCTACGACAGATTATATAACATAGAAACCTTGGAAAACCAAGGCAATACAGTCAGAGTTGAGGACTTTCGTACCGGAGAAGTTTACATTGGATTGATTGAAGAAATGGACTTTGTAAACAAAACCCCTACCGATAAAAGGTTTACTGGATTTGGCGGAATCTTATTAGTAACAGTTAGAACAGTCTGATGAGTGCCTCCGACTGGGTGATGTTTGTATCTGGACTTCTAGGTGTACTGGCTACTGTCAGTATGGGAATTCGATGGATGGTAAAATCTTTCCTAATGGAACTTCGTCCCAATGGCGGGTCAAGTATGAAGGACTCCGTTACTAAAAACACCATCCGATTAGAAAGATTAGAGAACAGAGTTGATGACATCTACCGATTACTACTGGAGAAAAAATGATACCACTAGCAAGAGCAGCACAACCAGCAGCGATAGCAGTGCTTCGTCAAGCCACAGCGTTGAAACCAAAGCGCAAGAAGGCATCAGATGGTTTGCTGCCAAGCAAGGCCCATTTATCCAAAAATCCTAACTCAGATCACAACTCAGGCTTTGCCTGCGATCTAACCCACGATCCCAAAGATGGTATTGATTGCCGTCAAGCCTTTATAGAATTACAGAGTGACCCAAGGGTCAAGTATTTAATTTTCCAAGGTCGCATTTGGTCCAAGGAAAAGGGTGATCGTGACTTTGACGGTTACGCACATCCGCATCACCTTCACATATCAATCAAAGATACCGCTGGTGCTAACACTGCACCTTGGTTTCCTTGGCTTGGTAAGGCGAAGGTAGTAAACAAAGTAAAGGCTAAGGTAAAACCTTTACCTAAAAAGGAAGGCTAATATGAAGATCAATCAAAAGCAGGTTATGTTTGCATTGACAGGATTTCTTGTGACCTGGCAGGCAACAGGATTTGACCTTGACTATCGTTCAATCTTGTCAAGTATTATTGCATCAGGTGTGGCTGGAGCCTCACCAAAGAAAACAGTTAAAGCCTAAGTTTTACTGCGAGGCAAAGGGCCGTTCCCGTAAGGGGCGGCCCTCTTTTTTTATGCCTTAAATTAGTGAGTCCTGGTCATTATCTACTGGAGTAGGTAGAGTCACCAGATTCCCACAGTTAAGGCACTCGGCATCCAGGAAGTAGAAGGCTAATTCACTATCCTCGAAAGCACCGATCATTACAAAAAGTCCATTACCACATACGCATTTATGAGTAGGAGTACCTCGGAGATCTATGCCCCGCTTATCAGGGAGGTGAGCCTCCCAAATATCCTTACCCATACAATCACCCTACCTCGCTGAGAAAACGGCCCGACACGCCTTAAAACAGGGCGATTTAGGCCATTCTAGACGGTACTATATGGGTGGCCTCAAGCCACCCCTGTACTGTAACTCGCCTATGGCTCGTATTGTACACACATTCTCCGAAGCGACACGCCGAGGGTGACACACAATGTTTGGATTACTTCTCCGGTGGGAGTACACTCGCTCTTAGGAGGAACGATGAATGTAATAGATGAACTAATCACGGCGCTACGGAACAAAGATTCCGGTCGTGCCAGATCACTACAACCAGAGATCGGTCCATCGGAGTTAGGTTCGTGCCGTAGAAAAGTATTCTATCGGTTAAATTCACAACCTGAAACTAACACCAATGACCTTAAACTCGCAGCGATTATGGGTACTGCTATCCATACTGAGATAGAAGCAGCGTTAAGCAAGGCAGATCCGCAGGGTATTAAGTTCTGGCTTGAAACTGAGGTGGCTTTCAATGGTATGAAAGCACACGTTGACTGCTACATCCCTGAAGAAAAGATGATTGTGGATTGGAAGACAGTAAAGTCCAAGACACTAGGATACTTCCCAAGCAAGCAACAAATCTGGCAAGTCCAGACATACGGATACCTGATGAAACACGGTGCAGGTAATCCTGTTGACACAGTAGCACTGGTGGCTATATCCCGTGATGGTGATGAGCGCGATGTAATTATGCACTCAGAACCATATAACGAATCAATCGCGCTAGAAGCCCTTGCTTGGTTAGAGGAAATCAAAGCAACAGATACAGTCCCAGAACCAGAAAAAGATGCAGTTTCCTACTGCCGGTTCTACTGTAAGTTCTATGATGAATCTGGTGAGGTTGGTTGTACCGGTATAAAAAAAGATGAAGCACCTATGGTGCGCCTCGCTGAGTACAGTGCTAGTAATGCAGCAGTTCAATACCTTGAAACAGATCAGAAAATAAAAGAGTTGACGAAGATCAAGGATGACATTAAGGTTCTGCTAGAAGGCCACACTGGAGTTACAGATGACGGTATTCAAGTTATCTGGACACCAATCGCCGGAAGGCGTACAGTGGATTCTGATGAAGTAGAAAAGTTACTTGGTTTTCTACCAACAAAGACAGGTAAAGAAAGTCTCCGGCTTGAAGTCAAGTCGGTTAAACAATCGGGAGGAACTGATTTAGATGGCGAATAATGCAAATACAAAACTACAGGTTAATTTCAAACTACCTAATGGTGATTTGATTAACGGGTATGGTGATACTCAAGCAGAGTTGGAAGCAAACCTAAGTTCTTTGCAAGATTTATCTATGCTTATTGCTACTGTTTCACAATCATTAACAGCAGCGTACGCATTAAAGCCAGGAGCGCCAGCATCATCAATAGCACCTACAGCACCAGCATCTGCACCATCTGCTAGTGCTGCTGCTAATGCACCAGATTGCCGTCACGGAGGTATGACTTACCGTGAAGGTGTGGGAAACAAGGGACCTTGGAGAGGTTATATGTGCGCGGCTCCTAAAGAGTCAACGGACAAATGTAAAAACATTTACCTGTAGTCGGGGTAGTTATGTTGTCACCTTGGGAATTTGAAAACCCACCCTGTAGAGAAATGGGTACGGATGTTTTCTACGCAGATCAAACAGTTGGTGCGACAACCAAGTACGGATTTAGACAGTTGGCAACTGTTAAAAAAGTATGTGGTAATTGTCCGTTCCAGAAAGATTGTTTAGACTGGGGAGTAAAGCACGAATCCTTTGGTATCTGGGGTGGGGCTACAGAGTATGAACGAAGTATGATCCGAAAGAAAACAGGGATAAAGTTTAAGTCGTTGGAGGGTAAATTTGCTTGATTTACAGCGAGCGTGGAAAGGTACACAGTCAAAGGCTGTGCCTCTTCCCGATGCGTGGCGCTCATTAGCAGCCAAGCAGATCAAGTTCCGCAGGGGACAGGTCTGTATGGTTGCAGCGCAACCAAATGCTGGTAAGTCTATGTTCGCGTTAATCTATGCAATTAAAACCAAAGTTCCAACTTTATTCTTTTCTGCTGATACTGATACAACTACAGTTGCCATCAGAGCAGCAGCACATTTAAGTAACCACAGTCAGTTGATGGTAGAGCAGAATCTGGAGTTAACTTCAAACTTCTATCGCTATCAACTGAGTCAACTCAGTAACATTCGTTGGGTATTTAATCCGTCACCTAGCCTAGATGATATTGAGTTAGAAGTTAAGGCATACATAGAACTTTATGGTATGCCACCAGAGTTAATAGTTGTAGATAACTTGTCTAACGTGGTAGCAGAACAAGAGAACGAGTGGTCTGGACTTCGGACAATTATGACTGAGTTCCATCACCTTGCTCGTACTACCGAGGCTTGCTTGCTGGTGCTTCATCACACCAGCGAACAGAGTGAGTTTGGTAAGTCTGATATGCCACCACCTAGACGGGCTATTCACGGTAAGATCTCACAGTTACCTTCACTGATAGTTACGTTGGCTTTTAATCCAATGGAATCTATATTAAGAGTTGCTCCAGTCAAGAATAGATTTGGACCACACTCTGCTGATGGAAGCGACTACGCTTCCTTATTTGTAAACTATTCAACGTGCCAAATCGGAGACTCCGATGCACAAGGTAGAAGTTATAGACATTCAGCGATGGGAGAGTTATGAACGTAGAATTATTTTGGACAGGTACTGCACTGTTAGCGGTATGGCATATTGTTTCTTACCTTAGATCAGAGATCCAAGAGTTCTTTGTACTACGTCAGTTTGATAGATGGGCAGAAGAACTTGAAGATGCAAAGCCAGTCAAGAAGGTAGCGAAGAAGAAGTAATGTCAGAGATCTTTCATCCCTGTAGCCTTTGTAATGCTCACGCATCTTTCTATAAAGATCCAGAGCAATCTATTAGAGAGGCTATAGCGTTGGAGATTGAGGTTTTACTTTGTGGTGATAGTTGCCTTGGTGTAAACCAAGAACACTGTGACAATATAAAGGAAGCAATTACTATTGTTAAAGGCAATAATGGCAAGTCAATCGCGTAAGCATAGAGGCTACCGATCTCAGAAGGTACTTGCTATGTACTTAGCAGAGAACGGTTTTCCCTTTGCTGAAAGCACCGGAGCCGGAAGATCAGGCTCTGATGTCACTGGTACTGTGGGTATTGACTGGGAGGTCAAGGCTCGCACAGGCTTCTCACCTGCGGAAACGATGCGACAGATGAAGGACAGGGCTAAGGATGGGGATATCCGTATCGCTGTGCTACGTCTGAACGGTCAAGGTGAGAAGTCAATCAGTGATTGGGTATGTATGTTAACGGTAGAACAATTAGTTAATCTGTTACGAGATGCAGGATTTGGAGATAAGAAATGAAAGTTGGAGTTGCTAAAAGAGTAAGACAGTTTCAATCAACCGGCAGTAATATGTTTGATGATGGATACAATGCAGGTTGGGAAGCAGCCAGAAAATACTACACACAAGGAGATCAAATGCCAGTACCAGAGGGAATCATTACAACAACTGAGATATTACAAGCAGTAGTTCCACCAGAACCAGAGGTTGAAGATACAGAGGAAGCAGAAGATGCTAAATAAGTACGAGGTTATTGGTAGGGAACGAGTAGTCTACAAAGGTGTTGTCCTTGCTAACTCATCAGATGAAGCAGAGGAAAAGTTTAGAGGCTACTTAAAATATCCTACTGCTGTAAGAAGTTATGAGATGTTTGTATCCGGTATTGAATTGGAAGTACAACCAGTAACAGAAGAAGAATAAGTTGAATGATTTTAGAATACGCCGTAGTAGTAGAAGAGGCTTCTCTTCTAGGGAATCTATACCAATAGAACCTGTTGTTGCTTACTACGGTGGGGAAACAAAAGAGGGAAAGAATGTAAGTGTGCGCTGCTTCTTACACGAGGACACTCGCAAGAGTGCAGTTATAGATACAGTTAAACAGGTTTACTTCTGTCATACTTGCGCTCAGGGTGGGGATGCAATCGCGCTTATTAAGATTAAAGAGGGAGTGGATTTTAAGGATGCTAAACTTATCGCAGTTAGAATCATTGAAAAGTCAGGCGTTGGAATACTGCGAGGGTCGGGATCAAAGAACAACAGATTACCTAGAAGGACGTGGGATCTCTAACCAGACAGCAGATAACAAGTGGCTTGGAACTATTATCAACAACCATCCAGGACACGAGGGCCATCAGGGATGGCTATCAATTCCTTATGTTACTAAGTCTGGCTATATAGCAGGATATAAATTCCGCAGATTAGATGATGGTTCACCAAAGTATGGCTCACCTACTGGACAGAAGACTCATCTCTATAACGTTACAGATATAGATAAGGATTCAGATACTATAGTTCTTTGCGAGGGTGAGTTAGATACGATTGTTTGTTCTGAACTACTAGAGATACCAGCAGTAGGTTGTCCTGGGGTAGCCAGTTGGAAGCCACATTATGTAAAGATGCTAGAGGGTTACACAAGTATTTTAATTGTTGGAGATAATGATTTGAAAGATGATGGATCTAATCCTGGGCAAGACTTTGCTAAGCGTGTCGCAGGTGAATTGCAGAACACTACCATTATACTATTACCGGCAGGAATGGACATAACGGATTGTTACCTGCAAGAAGGTAAGGAGCGCACTCGTGAGCGGTTGGGATTCCAGTGGAACAAAGGCGAGTGATGATGGAAGCGATCAGAATCCTGAATGGATTGGGCTTTACAGTAATCCAAGCAGACCTAGAGCAAGGACAATTATGGATACAGATTCCACCAGTACGCCATTAACAGATCATCCTGCGGTATTAACTTTCCGTAATGATGGAGTATCAACTGCGGATCTAGTGTCCTTCGTTGAATCCTTTGCCTCACTTAGATCAAGTCGTATCTCTGGCGTTGGTGCTAGAGAATACTCAGGTCGTGGCAGTCAGAAGTTTGAGCAGTACACACTTGAAGATACAGTGCGTGAGTTGGTAGAAGAGTTAGCAGATGCCAGCAACTATATAGATTTCTTAGCAATCAAGATCCTATCTCTGGTGAAAGTTACAAAGGATTCAGGTATAGATTGTGACTGATAAACCCTTTCCAGAAGGGGTATCAGAGGCTATCTACGGTGTAGTTCTAACTGTCTATCGTAGATATAATAAGTGGACTGAACGCGATGATATGATGCAAGAGGCTTGGGCTTGGGCCACTTCTCGCTATCAGCAGATAGTAGATGCTACTTCAGAACCAGATCCAGAGATTCGTAAGCATAATGAACGCCGGTTATGGTGGCAATTAAAGAGAGTATGCGAGCGTTATGCTCGCAAGGAGAAGGCAGCAAAGTCTGGCTATGTATCTGGTGATGAATACTTCTATGAAACTTCTACCCTGGCACAAATGTTGCCACATATCCTCAGTCATATCTTTGATGGTGCGATCTTAGAACAAGCACAACAGTTAGTAGATGATGGTACTCCAAGGCACACTTCTGCACCAGCAGAAGGTAGAGGATTACTTGCTATGCTGATTGATATCAAGCGTGGCTTTGAGATGATGGAAGATAAAGATAAGACTTTATTGACGGCTAGGTATCACGAGAACTTAACTTTAGAGAAGGTTGCTGAACGGTTTGAATGTTCTACCTCAACAGCAGATCGCCGTTGCGAGAGCGCGTTGCGCTCACTTCAAAGAATACTAGGCGGAGATAACCCTTGGCAATAATGAAAGAGGCAGATCTATTCCAGTATCTCAAAGATAGTCACTATCCAGATCTTGTCAAGTCCGAAGGCACTTACGATACTTTCGATTGCACTACTGAACAGTTCAAAATGTATATTGAATTAAAATCTAGGCGTACTCATTACCCTACCTTGCTGATTGAAAAATCTAAGTACGATAATTTAATACTTGCAGCCGGAGCAAGGCAGTTAGCACCTTGGTATATCAACTCCACACCTGAAGGTGTCTGGGCTTTTCATCTCACTCCAGATATAGAGATTCCTTGGAGTACACAATACCTACCAGTAACTACAGATTTCGCTAACAAATCTAAGATAGATAAGATGGTGGGCTTCCTGCCATTAGAGGCAGGAGTGCAGTTAGATGCCAGTGTATGAATATAAGTGTGACTTCTGCGCCAGTAGATTAGAGGTTGAACGATCCTTTGATAGTGAAGCAGGATCTCCTACCTGTAGAGATTGCGGGATACTTATGTCGCGTGTCTGGCACTCACCACAGATCAAGTTTAATGGCCCAGGGTTCTACTCTACAGACAATTAAAAAAGGCTCCGAAAGGGGTAGCAAACGGAGCCTTCATTTTATAGTGGAGCGGAAAGGGTTTAACGCTACAACACTATAAACCTATCGTATCATACTTCAGTACCATCTATGTTTAGAAAAGAAAGATCTCGCAACGCAAGGAGATCCGTATCTGTGTTCAATGTATCTAAGACCGTGAAGAATCTGAATCTCAGGTCGTCTATCCTTCTCTCTAAGTCGTTGAGCGATTCCGAAAGCAGTTGATCTTGGGTTATCTGCTTTGTGGTCAAACCTGCTCTCACTGGTCCAAAGGGATTTAAGGCAAACCCACTCTCGCCCTCGCCACCCCCATCCAGCACTCGCAAATAACTTGGCAGTTCTCTCATTAGCCTTCTTCTCCTTCATAGTAGCCTTGTTGGATTCTTTCACAATCTTTGCAGGAGCAGGGATCGCCCTCTCCTTCTCCGGTTGAGTAGCGTGGGGAATTAACGCAACAGTTAAGGCTACCGTCAGCACTCCTGCCAACAGTAGCCTTCGCTGATAACTCATCTACCTCTACCTTGTGCTATCGCCTGCCGAACTATATGAGTCAGGTCAATAGTGTTACTAGGTGGCTCTAGGTGGTCATCAGACCACGCAGTTACTACTATCTTAGCCTGCCGGTTATAGGCAAATACTTCTATCGCCTCAGCAGGGTTTAGCCCTCCCCAGAGTGGTTGATTATCTTCTCCTATAACTTCATACTGAAGCGTTGCTGGTGGAATTAAGACTTGACGCATTACTCCTCGCCTTCGTAGTGCCTAGTGTCAGATAGTGAACCATACTCATAAGTTCAGTAACTGAACGCTCCTTATCGCCTTCTGCCATAGACTTAACGGCATTACGCTGGTGCAACATACCTCTGGATAGCAGATATTCTGCCGTTGGATCACTCATTTTCTGCCCCTTCTTTATGCGCTCTATCGGTGTCCTCACAACTACACCACTTACCTTCATTACCGCAGTCGTTACAGGTATCTGCCTTGCCTCTTGCTTCATCATCTTCAAGGTACATTACGCTACCGCCTTATCTTTACATCCATTACAGACTATGCCTATACCGATTTTCATTGTATAACTAGGCAAACGCTCACCATTACCTAGCGTTACATATAACGCTTCATTACTTAGGCACTTCATACATACAGGTTTACTCTTCTTAGCCATTACTCGCCCTCCTTCTCCGGTAATTCGATCTTACTTAACGCCTCTCCTAAAGCAGTTCGCCAATGCGAACCCTCTCCGGTAGCAATCGGTAACTTATCTAACGCTTCATCTAGCGGGTCGAATATGGATACGCTACTCCACTTCTCCCCGCGCTCAATCACTACGATCAAGCCGAATTGTTGCTCACTCATTATGCAATCGCCATACCCCTCTTTGCTAGTAGTTCGTAGCAATCCTCACAGATTACCCTATCCTCACCAGTGAACCAATTTTCACTGATGTTATTGCAATCGTCGCAGGTAATAGTATCCCCGCAACCTATAATAAACTCATATTTATTACTCATTACTATTCCTCTCCCTCGCATAAGTATCCACCCATAGTTGAGTGTAATCCGGTGTGAATTACTATATCTCCAGCACTATCCTCGGTAACTCTAGCCCCTGGCATATTCTCCTCCACCCATAACTTTAGATCTTGGATAGTATCTACCGCACTTAATTGCATATGTACCCCTTACTCTGATCTCGCCCTCTCCCTCTTTGAGAGTGAGCCGTAACCATAAGGCTACGCTCTAAGGCTAGGATAATCAACTACCCTAGCCCTAGCGTGTAATCTTATGCGCTTACCTTCTCCTTCTCCAGTAGTTGATCTATCAATTCTCTAACCATATATAGAGCCTTACTATGGTGAGAGATTAGGTGCTGATAGTTATATCTACTAGCGATAGCACTATTGATAAGTTTATTAAGATCTACTTGTGGCCTAGACTTCTCGAAATAGATCCCCGTAGTGCCACTAGGCTCGACGGTACACTCACTAATTATGCTCCAGTAAGCCTTCTTATTCTTATCGTGATAGGTGTACACCTTCACGCGGTAGGCTCCTAGAGTATAGGTATCGGTGATCTTACGGTGAGCGTCATTACTTATCTGATTATGGATTACTTCCATCATTACCCCTTATTTATTCTCCATCTAACTATTAGAAGGAGAATACCCTCCACTAGATCTCCCTAGTGAAGGATATTCCCGCGCTAAGAGGATATTCTCATAGGCATAAGTAATGCGCTCCACTTAATATTCTTATTCTCCGGTAATTCTACGGTAATAGCCTTACCTATTCCAGAGAAGATCAACTTAATTCCACTCTTCTTCCACGCTATCTTGCCATAATCTGCCAGTAGAGTTGGATTAAGCATTACTTCTCCGATAGGTGAAGGATTACTGGTATCAGGGAATAGGTGATCGCTAGGCGGGAAGGTACCGGAGCATAAGAGGATCGTAAGCGTATTAGAGTTATAGGTAACACTTAGAAGATCTCCTACGCGAGATAGTTGAACTTCCCGCTCCCACTTCTCCTCCTTAATTAAGGTAATTACACGCTTAATATCTAATAGTGGGATAAGGCTAGAAGATAGATCTCCTTCTCCTATTACTTCTCCCTTAATTAAGCGATACCTATCGGTAGCGCGTACGATCAACTTACCTTCTAATCCTTCAATAGATACTGCGTTAAGCGTGGGAAGGCTACTATCCTTACTCGCGTGTAATCCCGCTCCTTCTAATACTTCCCTTAATACCGTAGCCTTCACGCTAATAGTATCGGTAGCCTTCTTACTCTCCTGCATAGTGCTATTCATAGTTTACCCCTTATGGTTATCGCCCTCTCCCTATCTGGAAGAGGATCGTAGCGTTAAGGCTACGCTCCCCTCCTCCGATAAGCAAGTACCGGAGAAGGAGCGTGTAGGCTTATCCGAAAATTACCTGCTCAGGATCTCCATCTCCAATTAGATCCATAAGATCATCAAAATCCATATCATAGATATCCATTACTCGCCCCTCCCCTCTCCCGCTCTAACTCTCGCCATCCCCTCTCGATGGAATTGACGCGCTAGGGATACGATTATGGGAATTATTACCCCTAATAAGGAGAATTGAACTAGAAGGGTGAGAGATCTATTCATTACTAGCCCCTCCCCTCTCCCTAATCTTGCCCTCTCCTGCTAAGAATAGGAGCCTAGCTTCTCGCCTAGTATGCCCGTAGTAAACGCGGGTCAATAGATACCCTCCCACTATGTCGGAAATTACTATCGCGCCACTATGTCTAGCCTTCTCTATTATCATCTCTCGCCCTCTCCTTCTCTTGCTCTTACCCTCTCCCACTCCGATAGCGGGAGATAGTACGCGGGGGAGGCGTTGCGCCTCCGGTAGAGTCTGCTCTCCCGCGCTTATTACTATTGGACCTCTACTACCTCCCCTAAATCAAAATCGCCATTGAATTGCTCAAAATCTAAAGTTATGAGATCCTTATCTGCTATCTCTTGCGCCTCCTCTAGTGAGTCGGCTTCGATCTCAGTCTGGAGGTCATAAGTTACTGTCGCGTAAACCGTGAACTTAGGCATTAGTTACCCCTTAATTATCCGGCTACTTGCCAGATAGTGCGCGGGAGAGGTATCGCTCCCCTCTAGGCTTCACTAGCCCCGCGCTATTACTTATGAGTTAAGGATCTCGATCAATTCTAGAGCGTAACGATAGGCGGGAGAGTCCTCCGGTACCGATACTTTAGCCCCGTCGAACCAGTCCTGACATAGGTAGTCCACCGCTAGTACCTCCCCCTTCTTATGAGTAATCTCTAGATAATCGCTAGGCCCTCCTCCTGACCAGATTACGCGGGATAGTGTGCGCGTATCTATGCCGTACGCCATCTCGTTAATCGCTTCACGCGCTCTATCTCGGTCCTCCTCTAGGACATCATCAGAATCTATGATCCGGTAATAAGAGAGTAAATCCTCCTCTCTTAAAAATAATTCTTGCGCAATCTTATCGGCACACTTTAATTTTTTAACGGTGTCCATATCTTTACCCCTTCAATATGGCGGGAGGGATCTCCCGCTCTAATAATTATTATCCGCTCATATCTGGCAAGAGTCAACTACCTGAGCGGGTCAATATCTGCGCCCCGTTGCTTATTACTTAGGCCGGAGCCTTGCCAGATACTTATTACTTAACGGGGAGCCTGCCGGTGTAGTAGTCCGCCCCGCTCCTTATTCTTACCGAACGCCACCGAACCTCCCCGCGTTGTCCCGTATCGCCCCGCATTACCGCCAAAAAATACCCGCCCCGCGTCGCGTCAACGACCCCTTGTTGTTGAATTGTGCGTAGCCCTGTGCGGTACTCCCCAAATAAATATCTACACTAAATAGGGGGGCTGTATGTACTACTATGTCCGTATTTAGATAGTGAGTTACATCACATTCTAAAGATATATTTTCCAAAAGCGGGAAATAGGGTATTTTTCCCGCCTTAGTATAAGTAGGGGGCGGAACGCCCCAGGAGTGTAACGATTGGGGCTGTAGCCCCCGATTAAGGCTACTACGGTGTAACCTCCGTAGCCCCTATGGCGTAGGAGGTAATAACCCCTAATAACGCCTCCGGCGTTTTTTAGTGCGGATAGTTATATCATTTTTCCAATGATCCCTCTGTAGCCATTTTCCCTCTGGTGCAAAACTAATTGCAGCCGGTTATCCACAGGTTTATCCACAAGGAGACTAATGGCTGAAAATACAGCCGACATAGCCAAGCGAATTATTTTAACTTGCGTGGCAGAAGGTATGACAGTAGAAGAGGCTTGCAAATCTGCGGGCAAATCTATTAAGTCATACGAATACTACCGGCGCACCGATAGGGCATTTGCAGACAAAGCCGATCGCACCAGGCTAGGACTACGAGATAAGGTCTTTGCATCTACAGATGTAATGGACCTAGACTTCATATCTTTCAGGGAGCGCTTCTTGCACTCCCAGACTTTTCCACACCAGAAGAACTTAATAGATGTGATCCAGGGACGTGAGCCATCTTGGCTCCACCCATCTATGAAATACGAAAAGGGCCAACCCAGTCGTATCTTATTAAACATCCCACCAAACCACGCGAAGTCTATGACTATCACTGTGGACTATGTAACCTGGATGCTTTGCCAGAACCCAAACTTTAGAATACTTATAGTATCCCAGACTCAGCGTCTGGCTGCTGACTTTCTCTACGCCATCAAAAATCGGCTCACACATCCAATGTATGAAGAATTACAGACAGCCTACGCTGCTGGCGTAGGGTTTAACACTAAGAGTGCCTCTTGGCAGGCAACTCGCGTCACCTTTGGTGATGAACTACGGGAATCCTCTGAGAAGGATCCCAATATAGAAGCCGTTGGTATTGGCGGTCAGATCTACGGTAAACGTGCAGATATGATTATAGTAGATGACGCAGTTACTTTATCTAATGCCAATGACTTTGAACGCCAGATCAAGTGGTTGAACCAGGATGTTAGATCCCGTCTCAACCCTACCGGTAAATTGATTATTGTTGGTACCCGCGTATCTGCTATTGACCTGTATCGTGAACTACGCAACGAAGATCGCTACCCTGGTGGAATAGTTCCTTGGACTTACCTGGCTATGCCAGCGTTATTAGAAACAAATGAGGACCCTACTAAGTGGGAAACTCTTTGGCCTTATACCGATGTACCTTTTGATGGACAGACTGAAGAAGATAAACACCCAGATACTGGACTATATCCTAGATGGAATGGTCAGAACCTGTGGAATGAACGCCAACAAATGGATACATCTACTTGGGCTTTGGTTTACCAGCAACAAGATATATCCGATGATGCAATCTTTGATCCGGTATCTGTGCGTGGTTCTATTGATGGTATGCGTAAGTCTGGACCGTTAGTACCAGGTCATCCTGGTCATCCTAAGTCTACTAATGGTTTTGTAACTGTATGTGGATTAGATCCTGCTATGGTAGGAGATACCGCAGTTGTCTGTTATGCGATTGATCGCACTACATATAAGAGATACATTGTTGACACAATTAAAATTACCCGTCCTACTCCGGCCCAGATTCGTCAGATCATATTTGACTGGACTGTTACCTATGCCCCTAGTGAGTGGATAGTTGAGAAGAACGCCTTTCAGGCTTTCCTTACTCAAGATGAAGGCATCAGACAATATCTTGCTAATCGTGGTGTGAGATTAAGAGAACACCATACTGGTAATAACAAATGGGATTCCGGCTTTGGTGTGGCATCTATGTCCACTTTGTTTGGCACTAAGCAGGAAGATGGTAAACACCATCGAGATAACTTAATACATCTACCGAGCGATCAAACTGAGAACATTAAGTCAATGATTGAGCAGTTAGTTACTTGGTCGCCCACCACAAAAGGTAAGACAGATATGGTGATGGCTCTTTGGTTCTGTGAGATCAGAGCAAGAGAAATTATCAATTATGGTAACAACAACGTACACCATATGAAAAACCCATTCTTGTCTAGGGCAGAGTTAAGTAAACGCGCAGTAGTAAATATAGAAGACCTGCTAGAAGCACAACAAGATCAGAAAAAACAATTCATCTAACTAAGGAATAACAATGCCAGCACCTAAAAAAGAAGATTACCGCGTTACTCGCGGCAAAGCCTTAGAGGCAGAAAAAAAACGTGCTGCCGCAAATCCTAACAAGAAGGTTGTTTTACCTTCAAAAGAAAATATAAGAAATTTAGGTAATCTTGCTCTTGTTGCATCATCAGCAATCCCAGGTGCTGCTGTTGGCAAAGCAATAGGAATTGCAGCCGCTAAGGCAACTGCAAAAAAAGTTGGCAAGGAAGTATTGCAGACTGCAAATAAGGCCAAAGGTTCTGGCAAAATGGTTTATTCAAAAGCAGCAACTGGAAAGAAAACTGCAACTTCACCTAAGCGTGATGTAGTTGTTAAAACAGAAGACAAAACACTTGCAATTAAACCTTTTATTAACAGGTCTGGCGAAAAATCAATTAAGGTAAATACTAAAAAACCTACTGTCCGTGTTGTAAAAAAAGAAGTTACACGCAATACAGCAAATATTCGTACTAAAGGTTCTAATACAATGCGTTATGCTAATGCCAAAGCAGAGGCTGCTAGAGCGCGTGAAGGCTCAATGAAGTCTTCTAAAAAACCAGGAGTAGGCAAGGTTGTTGGTGCAACAGTTTTAGTGTCTGCTGTTGCAGGTGCAAGCCAAGCATCACCTCTTAAAAAGAAATCTAAGTAAGGAACTAATTTGTTAACAGCAAAAGAAGTAGCAGCAAAGGTATCGCGTCTTCAATCGCGCTACGCTGCTCGTGACCAAAGGATGCGGGATGTACTATCGGTACGTCAAGGCGATATTGGTAAAGTCTATCCAGCGATGTTTTCTGAGGATTATCCAAAACCTTTAGTCGCAAACTTTATTGATGTTGCTGCTCGTGATCTAGCAGAAGCGATGGCACCTTTGCCATCATTCAACTGTTCTGCATCTAATATGGTCTCTGATGCTGCTCGTAAGAGTGCAGATACCCGCACTCGGATTGTAAACTACTACTCTAGTTCCTCAGAACTACAGATCCAAATGTACTCCGGTGCTGATTGGTTTAATACCTACGGTATGTTACCTGGTATTGTTGAAGTAGATTATGAAACAAATACACCAAAGATCCGTTTGCTTAATCCATTTGGTGTTTATCCAGAGATGGATCGCTTTGGTCGTACCGTATCTTTAACTCAGGTAGTCCAGATGGACCCTGAGACTTTGGCTGCTATGTATCCAGAATTTGCAAAAGAGATTCTTCCACGCCAACAGTACGGACAAAGCGCAACCTATATTGATATGGTTCGTTACCACGACAAAGATCAGGATATGATCTTTCTTCCAAGTCGTAACAATACCGTTCTTTCCAATACACCAAACCAATTTGGTAAATGTATGGCTCGTGTGGCACAACGCTTCTCTATTGATGGTGAGGCTCGTGGACAGTTTGATGATGTACTAGCAGTACAACTTGCTCGCGCTAGATTTGCAGTCCTACAAATTCAAGCAGCAGAAAAATCTATTCAAGCACCGATTGCTATCCCACAAGATGTGCAGGAGTTGGCACTTGGACCTGACGCTATTCTTCGTTCAGCAAGCCCACAGTTAATCCGTAGAGTTCCATTGGAACTTCCGCAGGGTGTATTTGCTGAGTCTGGTGTACTTGAGCGCGAACTTCGTCTTGGCGCTCGTTATCCAGAGACACGTTCAGGGCAGATCAACGCATCTGTCGTTACAGGTCGCGGAGTCCAGGCGCTACAAGAAGGCTTTGATACGCAGATTAAATCTGCTCAAGCCCAATTCGCTCGGTTGTTTACTGAATTGCTTGGACTCTGCCTAGAAGTAGATGAAGTAGTTTTTGGTTCAATGCAAAAAACTATTCGTGGTATTGATGATGGAACTCCATACATCTTAAAATACATACCATCAAGAGACATCAACAAGGATTACGCTATTGATGTTCGCTACGGCATTATGTCTGGTATGGATCCTAACCGCGCAGTTATCGCATTACTACAAATGCGTAGCGATAAGTTAGTTTCCCGCGACTATGCTCGTCGTGAACTACCAATTGATATGAACGTAACCCAAGAAGAACAAAGAATTGATATTGAAGAGATGCGTGACTCACTGCGAGTAGCAGTTGCACAGTATGCACAATCTATTCCACAGATGGCAGCAGCGGGACAAGATCCTACAGAGGCTATCACTCGTATTGCAGCAGTTATTGCAGGCCGCCAAAAAGGTCAACAGTTAGAAACTGTAGTAGAAAAAGCATTTGCTCCACCGCCAGCACCAGAGATGCCGCCTATGGGAGCAGAGCAAGTTCCAGCAGCAGGTATGGTTCCCACCGCTGCCTCGCAGGTTCCTCCCTCTCAAGGTGCAACCCCTGCTGCTGGCCCACAAACTCGTCCCGATATAGCACAACTACTAGCCTCCATTGGTGGCGCAGCATAACTAGGAGGTGGAATATGAATAAAGGATCACACGCACCGGCACCTGAAAGTAAGGCAGTCGAAGGCAAAATGGATCACTCCAAGCCAGCAGGTGGTGATGTAAGTTTTGGATACGCTCCAGCAGGTCGCAAAGGAAAGAAGGCTTAATTGTTTTCAATAGCGCGTACCGGAGGGTACAGATGAATCTTCCGGTACGTCCTATTCATTTTGGAATGTTATCAATAGTATTCTTTTTTAATATAACAATGTCAGTTGCAGGTTTCTTTAAGGAACTACTCTGGCTATTAAATCAACACACTAACTTTGAAACAGAACTTGCATCTCGCATAGATGAGATGCACGAAGATTTAGAACAAATGATGAAGGAGGAATAATGGCAGGTAAAGGCGGATATCAAAAGCCTAATAATCCAGCAACTTTCTCTGGTCCTGGTAAGTTTTCACAACGTACAGATGGCGGTCCTGGCGATATGCGTCAACCACAAAGAGATATTCCATCTGCCGGTTACGGCGAAGGTGTAGAGACAGCCGCTATTCAAGCAGGCGCTCCGCTTTCAGCTACTGGTGGTGCCGGTGGTATGCAACCACAAGCAATTCCTTTTAGTGCTCCAACCCAACGACCAGATGAACCTATTACATCAGGTATAGATATGGGTCCAGGACCTGGATCTAACATACTTGGTATGCAAAGTTCAACTGTAAAACTTTCAGATACTTTATCATCAATGCTTCCATACGATCCTACTGGTGAAATTGCAGTTCTATACCAAGCAGCCCTATCGCAAGGTAACTAAGTGGCTGATAATCTAAAAACAGCAGCACTTGCTGCAAACTTACAAGGTCAGTCTAAAAAGCAAGTTGATGATTTAGTTAAATCACTTTTTGTACACAGAGAACTGTCTAATCTTCCTAAAGATGTAGCAGTGGCTAAGTATGCTGCGTTACCAGCAGACCAACGTACAGATCTTGTTAACAAGTATGGGCAAGAAGACCCAATTACTAAGCCATCTCGTGGTTGGCTTGGCAGTACTTGGCATTACGCTGCTAATTACAACCCATTAACCCTTGCATTTAAGGGTGCTATTGAAGTATCCGATGCGATGACAAGAGCATATCGTGCAGTTGCTATCCCATTATCACAAGGTGAAATTGGGTTTGCTTGGGATAAAGCAAGTGATAGTGGCGATAAGGTTTTTAATGAGAACCGTATTGAAAAGGCAAAATTAAAGTACGGTCAAGATGCTGTAGATATTGCTATGCGTATCAAATCTGGTGAAGATGTAGGCAAACTATTTGCAACTGCCACTCCTGAACAACAAAAGTATATTATGTTGTCAGATCCGCGAAACAAAGTTATACCTAACGTTGCAGATATTGACAGCGCTCGTGAATTGTTTAGCGATACTTTACTAGAAGTAGATCAAGCAAGGTTTTCCCCAGGCCGTCAATATGCAAACCTTATTCTTCCTGAGTCATTAGAAAAAAATGGCTTAGTGTACGGAATAACATCTGGAGTAACGGATGCTGCTTACCGTTTATTTGCAGATCCACTTGTTGCAGCATCTAAGGTACGTAGCCTTTACGTGATAGGCAAGTATTCACTTGATGTAATTACTAAGGGTGAGAAGATTGCTGACTATTTTGCAAACCCCGCAGCAACTAATTTTTGGAATAGATACGGAGCAACTCTAGATGCCTACACAAAGGCACAAAAAACTCCAGGTGCTAAGGCTTCAGAGCTAGTTGCTTTACGAAATGAATTAAAGGTACTAGGACCAGAGTTTGGTCCAGCAGTTATCAGTCTATTACAAAAAAATAATGTTGTAGATGCAACCTCTACACGTGCCTTTCTTGAAAATACAAAAGAAGCAACTGAGTTAATCAAGGGCGCAGTTGGTCGCAAGCGTGTGATTCTTCCACGCTTAGATGCACAACGCAAAGCTAGAATTAATTTTGTTACAGGCGCTGATAAAATAATCAATATTGATAAGTCTGCACCTAAAATTATGGATGCTATTTATGGCGCTCCATCTACAACCGATGGAATTGTTAAATCTCTTTCTGAAGATGGCGTTCTAATTGGCAAAAAGGTTAAAGAAAGCCAAGAGTTACGCTTCTCATCAGCGACTGTTGCTACTCGCCTAGATAGATTCAAAGCTAAGTTTAATATTGCTCCGATGTTCAAAGATGACAAATTTGATGTTATGGCAAGTAATGCTTCAGATCAGGTATATCGCCTTGCACGTCTGGTAATGACAAAAGAAGATTCACGTATGATCGGTGAAACATTTGAAGCAATAGATGACATCGGCAAGCGCAAGGAAATGGTTAAAGGTCTCTGGGGTACTATTGCTGAATCTCGTGGACTTAACCTTACCGAAGCAGGACAAAAGATTATTAACACCACAATCGGTAAAGATGACGCTAAGTTTTCTGTAGCCAACTTTGGTGATGACTTTCAGGACATTGGTGCAATTCCATCTGATTACACATCAGTAATGTCAACGCCTCGTATTGTAGATATTGACCGCGCAGCAGCGCGATCTGGTCTTATTAATAGAATTATGGGTACTGCTAATAGTTCTTGGGTAGAAAATATGACTGGATATTGGTCATTCTTTACACTTGCTGGTCCTCGTTATGCTATTCGTAACGCAGGCGAAGACTTAATGGTCCACCTTGCTATTGGTGGCAGTCCTTGGGGTCTTGCAAAAAGTCGTTACCTATCAACTAGAGTTAATACCGCATTAGAAGGTGCAAGAACATCTACTAATATAGTAGATAATCAACTTGGAGTATTTCTTCGTATTCTTAATAAGAAGGAAGCTGCTAAGTATGAAGCAGAGATCCTTGCTGTTGATGGCAATATAGCCAACGCACGTAAGGAAATAAAATTAAAGGCAGATGAGATCAAAGTTACAACAGATCCTGCTATTAAAGCATCTCTTGCTTCAGATATTGAGACTTTACGCGCAACTGCTGGAGTTAGCGCTGTACAGCAAACACGTCGCATTATGGCAACATCTCTTACATCAGGTCGTGTCAATCGCCTGCGTGAGCGTATGGGTCTTAAACCTATGTTTGAAGAAGAAGCAGAGATTCTTGCAGAGCATTTAATCTATGGAAACTTAGATAATACGCTATCTCTTGTATCTGAAGGTGCAAGTAACTTTGCTACCGGTGGCGATATGATTAGTCGTTCTGTTAATTTTACTCGCGCACACGGTGTACGCAGTGAGGCTTTGGTTATCAATGAGCCACGAGCAGAAAAATTTGGTCGCGCTAGAGATGATGCAACCTATAAAGCTAGATCACTAGGAGCGCAGGATGAAGCAGCGATGCTTACCTGGCTTATGCGTATTCGATACTACGCAAACGATGAACTAGGTGCTATTGCGATTGCTAACCTTAGCAATACAGCAGAAGGCAAAGCTATTGCTATACAAAAGATTATGGACTGGATAAATGAGAACCCATCCTTCCGCAAAGAAGCACAACTTACTGCACGTGGTATTGACGAAAAACAACACGCTGAGATTATTTACAAACGCGCTGCTGAAATCTTTGAAAAACGTGGAGCCACTGCCAATAGTCAAAAGGAAATTAATTTAGACCTTCTTAGCAAGATTCGCGCACAAAATGATGAGGGTGAATTTGTAATTTCTGGTCAATTGTCACTTGATGACCTACCAACCGTTGCTGATGATATTCCATCGTATGTGCTTGGGCCAGCTCTTGTACCTATTGCAGAGTCAGGAAACATAACAGCATCACTAATGACCAAGAACTGGGGTTGGCTAGGTTTAGCTAACGCTCGTATGTCACGTCAGCCTATGGTATTTAACGAGATTATTACACTCCGTAAACAAATGAAAGACTCAGGACTTGAAGCCAAGTATATTGAATCTTTTGTTAAGACAGTAGATCAAGCAGATCCTAAGAAGGTTGCTAAAGCAACCCTTGCTGCTAAACGTCAGTTTGCTGAACTTATTGAAGAACGTGCTGTATCACAAGTATTACAGTATGTGGATAATCCATTAGTCCGTACACAGTTAGCATTTGGCGCTCGTAACTTCTCACGTTTCTATCGTGCAACTGAGGACTTCTATCGCCGTCTTTCACGTGCTGTTACCTACAACCCAATGGCTATCCGTAAGGCAGCCCTTACATATGACGGTATTGCACACAACGGATGGATTCAAGAGGATGACCAAGGTGAAAAGTACTTTGTCTATCCTGGCATAGAGCCAATCTATCGTGCAGTGCAAGCTGCTATGACAGCAGTAGGCGTACCAGCAGAGTTTAAGGTGCCATTCCCAGTACAATTTGGCGCACAAATTAAGATGCTAACACCATCATTAAACCAAGATTCAATTATTCCTACCTTCTCAGGTCCGTTATCAGGTGTATCAATTAAGGTTATCTCCAACTTGGTAGATGTTGCTGGCGCACCAGGGGCGGCAGATAACATTACACAGATGGCTTTAGGTAAGTACGCAGTAGATCGCCCGTTTGTATCAGCATTTCTGCCAGCACACGTCAATCGTTTGCTTGAAACAATGAATAGTGATGAACGAGATGGGCAATATGCCAGTGCTTGGAGAAAAGCGGTTACATACTTAGAGGCTGGCGGTCACGGACTACAAGAAAAGTACGATGAGAACAAAGTACTAATTTTACCTACTATTCAAGAACAAGAAGAGTATCGTCAGCGTGTTAAGAACACAACATTAAATATTCTTGGCACACGCTTTGTTTATGGTTTCTTTGCACCAGCATCACCGCAAGTTCAACTCAAGGCAGATATGGCTAACTGGATTAGAGATAACGGTAAAGCTAACTTTAAGCAAGCCTGGAACAGTTTACTAGATCAGTACCCAGGTGATTTTGATTCAGCTATGGCTAAATGGGTAGAGTTATTCCCTAACGAGATAGCATTTACAGTCACTGAATCTGAGAAGAAGACAGTTGCTGTCATTAGATATGCAGAAGAATCTGGCAAGTTTGTTGAAGAAAACAAAGACCTATTTACAAAATACCCACAGGGTGCAGCGTTTTTAATTCCTCACAAATCAGGCTTCTCTTGGGATGCCTACCAGACTATGAAAAATATGGGTCTAAAGTACAATAAGAACGTAAGTGATTACCTACGTGATGTACAAACCGCCGCAGATTTACAATCTTATTACTCAAAGAAGAACGAATACGAAGAATCTCTTGAGTCAAAGATTACAGACTTTGAACGCACAGCAGCTCGTCGTGAGTTTACTGAGTGGGCAAGAGTATTCAAAGCAGGCCGTCCTTTGCTTCAGGAAGATCTTGCCGAAGGTGGCAAGAAGGCTATTGCACGTGTTAACGCTATTAACGATCTTCGCAATATGCTCAATGACAAAACAGTTAAAGCACGTGGACCAGTACAGAAATCTCTAAAAGAGATGCTAGATGTTTACGATGATTACAAACTACAAAGGTCTGCGCTAGATGGTCTTTCCGGTACAACAAACCTTGTTTCATTTATGAAAGATAGTGCCATCATAAAACTGCGAGAACTTTCAAAGGCAAATGAAAATACTATGAGTGCTTACAACACATTATTTGCATCACTGTTAGGAGATACAAATGTCTAATCCAGCGATGGGTCCAGTTGCCCTTACTTCTGGTACTGCCACTGGTGGTCAAGAAGTGTCATTAGCTGTCTTTGCAAAAGATGTAGCAGATGGTTCCGATGAAGAGCGTCTTGCATTAGCTCAAAGACTAAAAGATGCTGGACTTTGGAAAGGTAACATATCTAACAAATTTAATATTAAATACTATAGCGCTCTTGTAAAACTAGAAGAACAATACCAAGGTCAAATAGCACTTGATAAACTTCTTAACGTTCCAACTACTACTAATCGTTACGATTCTCTTACTAGCCTTCTTGCAGATGAAGAAGCTGGTGCTAGTAAAACAAGAGTATCTAAGAGTACTAGATTATCTGATTCAACTACAGCAGAAGCACTTGTGACTGCCGTTATGCAAGATCAGGTTGGTCGTGGACCAAGTACCGCAGAATTAAAAAAGTACACTCAAGCATTACAAACAGCGCAAGCAGCGGCTCCTACAACCACTGTAACTACAAGTAGAGCAGGGGCTACAACTTCACCAATAACTGGTGAGGTTACATCTGGTGCTACTACTTCAAAAACTACTGGTGGAATAAATGAACAACAGTTTTTAATAAATGAAATTGCTGGTACTGATGAAGCAAGAGCGCAAAAAGTCAAATCATATTATGATGTATTCAAGCAAGCGATTGGTGTTTCCTAATGGCTACTGAAAGAGAAATTAAAAAACGGATAAAAGATCTTCAAGTATCTATTACTGCTGCAAAAAAAGCTGCAAATGATCCTTCTAATCCTAATAAAGAATACGCACAACGCCAACTTGATAAGTTTAACAAAGAAATAAAAGATTTACAAAGCACAACACCAGAAGAAGATCCATCAGAAAAAGCTATTAGCGAAGCACAGATTCGTTTAACTGGTAAAGAAAAAGGCACCAAGCCAATACCTCCTGGAACTTTTACTCCAGTAGAGCGTCCAACTTTTACTCCTAAAGCCAAACCAACTACACCTGCTGCTAAAACTCCAAGCACTCCTAGTGCAGATGGTGAAAAGCCTTTGGCAAAGAAAAAAGAAGAGGCTAAACCTGATAAAGCAAAACCAGCAACTATTGATGAGATCTTTGCTTTAGTTCAAAGCGAGTATGGTCCAATAGATGCCATCTTCAAAGAAGATAAAGATCTTACAGCTCTTATGAAAAGAGCAGTTGGAGATCCAAAAAATCCTAAAGATGATTATGACCCACAAAGATTCTTAAATGAATTACAGACTACAACTTGGTTTGCATCAAATGCTGGACCTATTCGTCAACGTCAGTTCTATAAAAAGCAATATGAAGATTTATTGAAAAAAGGTGGCAACGCTGAAGAGTTAGCAAAGACTACAGAGTATGGTCGTGGGCTTGCCAGTGCTAAACAAGCTATTGCTGATGCCGGTGTTGTTTATGGATCATCTGTAAATTCAACAGATTTAGATGTGCTTGCTGGTCAAATTTATGATTTAGCAAATGAAGGAAATGCACCAATAATTAAATCAGCAATCCGAGCAAAGATCTCATATAAGCCTGGTGCTATTCTTGGCGGAGAAGCCGGAGTAAACCTTACAGAATTACAGAAAACTGCTGCTGCTAATGGATTAAATCTTGAAAAGCAGTTTGGCTCCAGCCTACAAGGTTGGCTACAGAAGATTGCTCAAGGTGAATCTACAGAAACCTACAAGCAGATCATCCGTGATACTGCAAAGATTGGTTTACCAGATCGCGTTGCTTCACTGGTTGATAAAGGTATTGATTTGGAAACCATCTATAACCCATACAAAAATATGATGGCAGCTACATTAGAGGTTAATCCTGAAACGATTAAATTAAACGATCCTACGCTTCGTATGGCAATAGGACCAGACAAGGAAATGTCCTTATATGATTATCAACGATCTCTACGCAAAGATGCACGTTGGCAATACACAGACAACGCTCGTCAAGACGTATCTTCTATCGCTAAGACCGTTCTTAAAGACTTCGGATTCCAGGGGTAACTATGGCTATTGATGCGGCTAGTGGACTTGTTATTGGTTCACCTGAGTATATTCGTTTTCAAGATCAAAGAGAAATGCGTTTGCAAAGAGGAAGCGGTTTAGATAATCAACCACCGGTTGATGTTGAAGCTGGCACTGACAATATGCAAGCGATGGGACGTTTAGGTCAAGCAGATTATAGCGTTGCAGCAAACCCAACCTATGCTCCAGGTCTAGCCGCTGCTGAAGAGCAAATACAAGGCATACCAGGAACTATAAGTGGAAAGATTCCTTCTGGTGCTGGTGGCAAAAAAGTAATTAACACTATTGTAAACTCTAAAGGTGAGAATGTAGCCGTATTTGAAGATGGCACAATGCAGGTGCTTGGTCAAGCAGAAGATAAAGTAGCAGAACGTAAATCTGCTTTTGATCTTCTTAGAGAAGAGTTTACTCGTTATGGACTTCAGGATCTAGTAGGAGACACTCAAGCATTAGCAGTAGAAGGTGTAAGTCCAGCAGAGTTTACTTTAAGACTTAGACAAACACCTACCTATGTAGCACGTTTTTCTGCAAATGCAGATAGAATTAAAGCTGGATATCGCTCTTTGAGCGAAGCAGAATACATAACTTTAGAAGATCAATACCAACGCACAATGCGTCAATATGGTTTACCAGAATCATTCTACAAGACCGGCACTGCTGGTCGTCAACCAGAGTTAGAGAAGTTTCTTGCCGGAGATGTATCTCCTGCGGAGTTAGAAGACCGTATCCAACTTGGAGTAAATAGAGTTCAGAACGCTTCACCTGAAGTTCTTGCAACATTAGAACAGTTCTATCCAGGAGTTAATAAGTCTAATCTATTGGCTTATATGCTAGATCCGAAGAAGGCTTTGCCTGATATCCAACGTCAAGTACAAGCAGCCGAAATTGGCGGAGCAGCGCGTCTATCAGGATTATCTACAAACTTAGCAGATGCTCAATACCTAGCAAGTTTTGGTGTTGACCAAGCGCAAGCACGAACTGGATACCAACAGATTGCTGGTGGCTTAGAACGTGGTGGTCAATTAGCAAATATCTATGGTCAGACACCATATACGCAGACCACTGCTGAACAAGAAGTATTTGGTACTGGCGGAGCAGCAGATGCCAGACGTAAACGTCAAAAGATTACAGGACTTGAACAAGCAACCTTCGGTGGACAGAGTGGATTATCTAGCTCTGCACTAAATCAAGGACGCGCAGGCGCGTTCTAACATAGACCTGCTCCAGATCGATCGGCACTGGAGAGTGTAATAAGACCGAGAGATAGAGCCGTACCACTACCCCAGGTGAATACGTGGCTGTCGAATCCAACTAGAGAAAATGGGAGAAGGACTAACTATGTCCAACTACGAGTACGAAGATGATGACGATGACTATGCGGCTCCAGAGGCTAATAACGATCTGGTCAAACAGTTACGTAAAGCCAACAAGCAAAAAGAAAAAGAACTAGCCGATATAAAGGCGCAGTTTGAAAATCTAAATAAAGCCCAACGGGAACGTGCAGTTAAAGATGTCCTCGAAACTCGCGGAGTAAGTAGCAAAATTGCTAAATTTATTCCATCGGATATAGACCCTACTGAAGAGTCTGTATCAAAATGGCTTGAAGAGAACGCAGATGTGTTCGGTTTTCAAGTCGAAGAACAAACTCAGAAACCCAATGTAGATCCAAAGGTAGCCTCTGACTATCAGCGTATGACGAAAGCAGTGGAACAAGGTATTACACCAAGCCACTCAGAAGATATACATCGCCGTCTAATGAACGCTAATAGCAAGGAAGATTTGGATGCAATCATTAGGGAATCTGGACTCTAATCCAACTAATGAAAGGATAGTCAAATGGCAGTACCTACAGGTACGCTTACTGGCGTATCTGCAATTAGCAACCTCGTACAGACAGCATACGATCAGTATGTAAGAATGGCGCTTCGCTCCATTCCAGTTATGAGAGCGCTTGCAGATGTTAAGCCAGTACAACAGGCTATGCCCGGATCATCAGTAGTTTTCTCAATTTACTCAGACTTGGCTCAAGCCACCTCTACGTTAACAGAATCCTCAGATGTTTCAAGCATAGCATTAGGTAACCCATCACAAGTTACCGTAACACTAAATGAGTACGGCTCAGCCGTAACCACAACCAAGAAGTTGAACCTAACTTCTTTCAACGATGTAGATTCAGCTCTTGCTGACATCATCGCTTACAACGCAGCAGATAGCATTGACAATGTTGTAGGTCAAGTACTTTGTGCAGGAACAAATGCTCTTTATGGTGGCACTGCTACCACTTCAGCAACAGTTGTTCCAGCAAGCGTTATGACCGTAGCAAAAATTCGTCAAGCAGTCACAGAACTTCGTACCAACAAGGCTTTGCCTCGTATGGGCGAACTCTATGCAGCATATGTACACCCACGTCAAGCAGCGGATCTTCGTGCCGAATCAGGCACCGGCGGATTCCAAGAGTTGACCAAGTATGTTGACCGTACCCCATTCGTGGCTGGTGCAGTTGGCGTAATTGAAGGCGCTTACATTGTTGAAACCGCTCGCGTTCTTAACGGTCTAAGTTTGGCTGCTGGTATTGGTACAACCACCACCATCACCAACCTCGCAATCGCTTCTGGTACTGTTACAGTAACCACAGCAGTTGCACACGGCCTTGGTGTTGGACAGATTGTTACCTTCTCTAACACAGTGGCTCCGTTCACTGCTGTTACAGGAGCGCAAACAATCCTAACCGTTCCATCATCAACAACCTTTACAGTTCTAATCGGTACAAGCACAGTTACAACTGCTGCTACATCCGGTACTGTAACCTTCACAAACAACTACCGCGCAGTTATTGCCGGTCGTGAAGCACTTGCAGAAGCACAAGCCTCTGACATCTCAACCGTTATCGGACCTGAGATTGATGCACTTCGTCGCTTCCGCACAATCGGTTGGTACTACTTCGGTGGATTCAACCGTCTTCGTGAGGCTGCGCTATACCGCATCGAAACCTCAGCAACAAACGGCTAATAACCGCTTATGGAAGGGCAGGGTGCATAAGCCCCTGCCCAACCTTATGAAAGGAAATAATGTCGGATTACACATTAGTAACTCCTTGGCGTTGGGAAACTTACGGAGCAGGGCAAGAGTTTACGCCTTACTCAAGGTTAGCTGGTCGTCCAGTAACTGGTGGAACTTCTACTGGAACTATCAATCCGTTCATAACAGACATACCTCGCGGCTATTCATTACTTGTTACTGGAACAACAGTAACTGAGATCCAAACTCCAAGTCAAGATCAGTTGGATGAAGCAGGTTATTACTTTTTAGGTGGACACGAATACGTTGTATCTCAAGCTCAGGCTACTGTATTGATAAATGCAGGCTACAGCGCTTACTTGACGGTAATACCATAATGAGTAATTGTACTTCTGGGTGTAGAACCCAAGACCACGACTCTTATGCTGAATGTTTACAAAGTAAGACAATTCAGGCTATTGGGGTATTTGGTAGCAAAAACATAACATTAGATAGAACCTGGCAAAAAAACGATCAAAAGGAATTGGAGTCTTACTACTCCGCAGTTAAACAAGGTATTGAGCCACGCTCTACCCGTAAGAAAGATATTGATAAAGCTGTGTCATTATCAAATGACGCTGGAAAAGCATTTGATGGAACTACACTAACTTTCAAACCATAAAAGAAAGGTAATCCAATGACTGAACAAGAAGTCGTGTTGATGGCGGAGCCATTAAACCCAATGTTGTCTATGGCGCACGAGGCGCATAAGTTATTGGAATCCTACATCAAAGTCGGGTTTACCCGTAAAGAAGCCTTCGATCTAACTGCCAGTCAGCTCCCAGAGTGGGGTTTTCCTGGGCATACAGTGATTGAAGAAGAAGAAGATGAAGTAGATGATGATGATTATGAGTTAGATGAATCCGAAGATGATGACCCAATAGAGGAAGGCTACTAATGAAAGCAAAAAAAGGTATGCACTTAATGGACGGCAAGATGATGAAAAATTCTGATATGAAAAAAGTAACTCCTAAGAAGATGGGTAAAAAAAAATGATGAATACAGTGCCAGTTATTGAAACAGAAGATGCAGAGATGATTTCCGCTTATGATAATTGCGGAAAATACTCAACCTACGAATCACTACAGACCGGCACTTACGGTCCTAAGAAATAATGGCTACATCTCCAGCGTGGCAAAGAGCCGAAGGCAAGAATCCTAAAGGCGGTCTTAACGCCAAGGGTAGAGCCTCTGCTAAAGCGCAGGGGATGAACCTAAAGCCTCCAGTCAAAAAGGCTGAGGCTGCTAAA